CCACTCATAGCATCCAAAGTAGCCTTGCTTTGATCAGCTTCTTTTGCAATTTCTTTTGCTTTATCAGTCATTTGCCACAATTCATCGTCGTACTTTTCTTTCAAAGCAGACTTTTCTTTTTGTAGTTTGTTTATAATTTCATCACGTTGCGACAATAACTGATCGCCTTTCTTTCTTTCTTCAGCAACTTGACTATTCAATAGATCAACAGTAGCTTTTATACGTTTGATTTCATCTATATGAGGTGAACCAACTATGGAAATGACACGTTCATTTAGTGCTTTAGCAGTATCAACTTGTATGGGTGCGTTGGTTACTTGACTCAAAGAGTGTTGAATACCTATAGATAAAGACGACGTTTGTACTCGTTTACTCTTTTCTACTTTTTCTAATTCCACCATTGTATTGTCTACTTTGGCTTCTTGTTTAGCAACCGCGTCTTGTGCTGCGGTAACTTGTTTTGCTGGTTTAACTTCGGAGGAAATACAACCCGTTAGTATTAACACTACGATGGTATAAAAAAGTTGCTTTTTGTAGTTCATATAATATAAATATTACTTTTTATAATTAAACTAATATTTATCAATATGATTAAATTAGGCGATTTGATGGAAAATCAAGAGCTATGTAGTATGGCTCTTATCCAAACCGTGGGTATAAGCACAAATCTCAAGTATCATCTTGAAAAACAAATACCACTAAGTGAAAACATTTTTAGAACTTATAGCGATAGTTACTTTGAGTTGTTGGAAGAAGTTCGTACTTTGTATTATAACAACCAAATTGAATTATGTGATTCGGACGCTGAATTGGTGGAAAGTGATCTTGGTAAGAAAGAACTCTTCGAAGGTAGAGAAGTTTATTTGGATGCACCTATTGAAGTAGAAGAAGATCTACTAATGGAACTTAAGCATAGAGGACGTACCGTTAATTTAAGTAGACCATTTAGAACTCCAGGCGGTCCTAAAAAGTATGCTGTGTATGTTAAATCCAAGAATGGTAAAGTTAAAAAAGTAACATTTGGCGACCCAAATATGAGAAGTAGAGCTGGTAACAAGGCTCGTCGTAAGAGTTTTGCTGCTAGACACAGATGTAGTCAAAAGAAAGACCGTACAACCGCTGGATACTGGAGTTGCCGTAGTCACAGAATGAGATCTCTTGGTAATAAAGGCAGAGGAAAGTATTGGTAATGGATTTACCATTCACAGAAAAGTCGTTGGGTAACAATCAGTATATAAGAGAATTTAGTACTGATGTAGATACTCACGAACTAGAATGGCATATAGATCGTGAAGATAGAACTATAGAAGTTGTAGAAAATATAGATTGGCAGTTTCAACTAGATAATAATTTACCACAATTACTTAAAGAAACAATATTTATACCTAAAGAAACATATCACCGTGTAATAAAAGGCACTGGTAATTTAAAAGTAAAAATAACAAAACACATATGAAATTTATTGATTTATTAACAGAAGTAAAAATGTATGAAGGATTGGGATTACCAACCGATAGTATAATGACACTAGATCAGTTTGTTAATTCTTCTGGTCTAGAAGAAGCGGATATGTTAGGTGCAATGACACGTACAATGACTCCAGACGAAATGCAAGACTATCTTGCAAAGACAGCATCTGGTAAAAAGACAAAATTAGATAAGTACACAATGCCTTATGTGCATAGAGGCAATATTGAAATTAAAGACGAAAATGACCGTAAGTTTGATCTTGATAAATTAAAAGCAGCAATTATTACTCGTCCTGTAAAGTTGTTAAAACAAAACGAAAAGATTACACACAGTGGCGGAGAAACTGCACAATATTACAATATAGGTTTGCCAGCATTAAAGGGATTGGCTGTAAATGAAAAGACAGGCGATTTTATTGTAGTAGACACTTGTCCAGGCGCAGGTGCTTGTAAGGTATATTGTTATGCTAAAAAAGGTGGATATGTGCAATGGAAAGCGAGTTCGATGTCTCAAACCAAAGTATTGAATTTCTTATTAAACGATCCACAAGGATTTAAAGCAAAGTTAGAATCCGAAATACAAACTGAAGTAGATAAGTTTGCTAAAAAAGGAGCTAAAGTAGTAATTAGATGGCATGATGCTGGTGACTTTTTTAGTCCAGATTATGTTGATTTAGCTTATAGTGTTGCTAGAAAGTTTCCTCAAGTTGATTTTTACGCTTACACAAAAATGGCAGGTGTAGCAACTGGAAACAAACCTGACAATTTCAAGATGAATTTTAGTATGGGAGCTGCTCCATCCCAAGAAAAGCAAATCCAACCAAAGAGTACTAAACATTCCACCGTAGTTCCAAAGCCAATGTTTACCGATTTGATCTTGAAAGATGAAAAAGGTAAACTAATAAAAGATAAGGATGGTAAGATTCAGTTTAAGTCTACTGAGGCTATAGATACATTGAAAGATAAATTGTCCGCAAAATATGGAGTTCCAAAAGATAGCATTATTACATATGATGAGATGAAAGTAATTCCAGCCGGAAAAGAACCAAAATGGAATGTTATAGTTAAACCAGGCGACGGTGACGAAAGTGCAAACAGAGCAGATGTAGTGGGTACTTGGTTATTAATCCACTAATTTAGTTGTATTATCTCACGTTTGAGATATTTATAATTAATGAGTGCTAATTTAGATCAAGATCGGGTAAGATGGCCTGGGAGTGGTAGCAGTGTTACCACTGGAAGCGTACCATTTGGTTATTATCTGGGTGAATCATGTGCTGCTGGAGAAACTACATTTGAAAATGATTGTAGTGGCAGCGCTATGTGGGCAGCAAAACGTCTAGGATATCCTATCATTGATATCGAAATGATCGATGTCAATTTCTACGCATGTTTTGAAGAAGCAACACTTGAATATAACCGTGTAATCAACGAATTTAATATTGTAAACAATCTTGTTAGTTTACAAGGATTGCCACAGAACAAATATGATAATTTGACTGGGTTGGCTATGAAGAGTACGGGTTTGCCATTTGTTGTACAACTAAGCAAACAATATGGTGCAGAAGCACTTGTTGGTGGTGAATACGAAGTAAAACGTAACTATATCAGTATAACAGGCAGTGCTGCTCCAGCTAACACAAATCAAGTATATGACCTAAATGTGTTGATAGGAAAAGATATTGAGCACTTAACAGGTTCTCGTATTGAAGTGAAGAGAGTTTTCCATCAAAGACCGCCAGCAATTGCTCGTATTTATGATCCATTTAGTATGACCGGTATGAGTTATAGTAACGTACTAAGTGAAATGGGTTTCAGTGCATATAGTCCGGCTACACAATTCTTGATGACTCCAATCTTTGAAGACTTGGAACGTGTACAAGCAATTGAGTTCAACGATATGGTTCGTAAGAGTAGTTACAGTTTTGAAATTCTTGGTAACAACAAATTGAGAATATTTCCAATTCCAACCGACAGTTTTAAACTTTACATCGACTACATTGTTGAAAGTGAACGTGATATCACAAACTTCTACAGTGGATCTCGTTATGAATATATCAGTGATCCTAGCGATGTGCCTTACGAATATTGTACATATTGTAAGATAAATCAACCAGGCAAACAATGGATCAAGAAGTATTTCTTAGCATTATGTAAAGAAACTTTGGGTCGTATTCTTCAAAAATATACAACCGTGCCAATTCCTGGTGGTGAAGTAACTCTTGACGGTGCAGAATTACGTGCTGAAGCCAAGGAGGAAAAAGATACTTTACTTGAAAAATTGAGAGATATGTTGGAAAAAACTCTTCGTGTAAATCAATTGGAGAATAAAGGTAAGGAAACTGAAGAGATGAATAAAATGTTATCAAAAGTTCCATTACACATTTACATTGGATAATTTATGGCAGCACCAACCACACCACAGTATCCAAAACAAAATCCAGCGTTTCCACAATATTGGACATCTGGACGAAAAGATATTGGTATATACAACCCAAATTATTCGCCGGGTAGATATTTTTCTCCAAGAGATATCAACATGTTGAGTTCATTAAATGCTGAATTGATGGGTGATATTATAGAAAATGTTGTACAAGTATTTAAGATTGCTACTTATGAAACTGTAGTAAATATCTATGGTGAAAGTAGTAGTGAAAAGGGTAAAGTGTTTTATCCAGGTATCAATTTGACCGCCTTGATTCAACGTGAAGATATATCTGCCGACGGATCACAAGGATATGGACCTGATAGAAAACAAGATATTGTTTATCGATTCAGAGAACGTGACTGTATCATCACGAATTTCTTTCCAGAAATCGGAGATTTGGTACTTTATAACGAACGTTATTATGAAATTGATAACGTAGTTCAAGAACAATTTTTAGGCGGTCATCCAGATAAGTCTTGGAGTTTAATTGTTAATACTCACTATACAAGACTAAGCAAGTTAAATCTAGTAGAAAGACAAACATAATTATGGCGTGGGGACCAAACAATGTAGGTAATGCAAATAATGCTCCAAATCCAATTGAAAAAAATATAAATCAATCGGATGTAAAAAAGTATTATAATCGTGCAAATGCAGTTCGTCGTGATACAGATAAAGAAAAAAACCTAACAATTACTCTGTTAGATGTTGATACAGCTATACTTTCTACACTGGATAATCAACTGAAGTTACAGGTAAATGATAACGGAGAAACTATAAAGGTACCTGTTATCTATGGCAATCCAGAAAGATGGGTTGCTATGAAAAAGTTTGGGGCAATACGTGATAATCAAGGCAAAATATTGTTGCCTGCTATGATGATTCGTAGAAAAAGTGTGGAAAATAACAAAGAATTAGCCACGTTCAACCGTTATTTAACATATCAGACGATTTCACACTATTCAGAAAAGAATAAGTATGATCGTTTTGATATAATGACCAAAGGGTTGTTTCCTAGTAAGCCAACAAAACAAATTTATAGTGTATCATTGCCTGTTCATGTAAATATTACATACGAATGTATCATTTGGACAGATTATGTAGACCAAAACAATAAGTTGTTGGAACAAATAAACTACGCAGCTAAAGATTATTGGGGAGACCGTGAGAGATTTAAATTTAGAGCTAGAGTAGACAGTTATAGTATCGAACAAGAAGTAAACGAAGGTGAAGATCGTAACGTTAAAACAACATTCGATCTAAATGTAAATGCTTATCTGTTAAACGAAAACTATACTACAAGTATGAGTGGTATAAAAAATACCACTTCCAAGATGTTTACTGTTCGTAAAATCAAGTTGCAAGAAAATGCAATTGCT